CTGCTCCAAGTAGAAGACAATCTTGTTCACGAATGGAAAATCTCTGACAACAGAGAACATCGAGAATCCTGTTGGCTACGAATCGACGCTTTACGAGCTATCGTTGAAGAACTCGAAGCGGTGATACACAGCGACATGATTGAGGAAAAAACAAAACAGAGGTAATACTATGAGCGACGGTCAGACCAATCCCGCAGGGGAAGTCGAACAGCCTAAGCTTTCTATGTTTGATGTCATGTTTGGAAGTGAGAACACTAATCCAGAACCAGCATCAGAAACGGAAAATACTCTTGCGTATAGCTCGGAAGCAGAAGCCGATTATGAAATCGAGGATGAAGCGGAAGCGCCGGAAGCGGAGTATTCTGAATACGAGGTAGACGCAGAAGAGCCTGTTGAAGAAACCTCTCCCCGCTACACCGTCAAGGTAGACGGTGAAGAATTTGAGGTCACTCTGGACGAGCTTCGAAGCGGCTATCAGCGGCAGGCGGATTATACCCGTAAGTCGCAGTCTCTTGCGGAACAGCGAAAGGCCTACGAGGCCAATCTCAACGCCGTACAGCAGGAGCGGCAGCAGTACTCTCAGGTGCTGGCTCAGATGGCGGATACTCAGAACCTAGAGCTTCAGAAGTATCAGCAGATCAACTGGCAGCAGCTTAAAGACGAAGACCCCATGGAGTACATGGAGAAGCGTCTGGAGTTTCAGGAAGCGCGAGAACGAGTGGCAGCTATCCATCAGGAGCGTGCGCGAGTTCAGCAGCAGACTGAATCTGAGATGATGAAGGTCTTGCAGGAAAAGATTTCTAGCGAAGCTGAACTCCTTTCCAAGGCTCTTCCTCAGTATGCCGATCCTGAATCCAATATCCGCAACGACGTAAGAAACTATGCTCTTTCGCTAGGTTTCTCGCAGCAGGATGTTGACGGCATCACCGATCATCGCGTGGTTCTTGTCCTTTACAAAGCAATGATGCAGGACAAGGCCTCTAGCAATGTTCAGGGCCAGAGGAAGACCAAAGTTGTTCCTAAAGTCGTAAAGCCTGGCGCTCCGGAGTCTAAGACTCAGCGTAATAACAGAGCGGTTCAGGCTAAGCGAGAGAGGCTGTCGAAAACAGGTAACGCTAAGGATGCCGCAGCAGTTTTTCTGGATTTAATCTCTTAGCAAGGAACCTAAACTATGGCACAGCCTACTGGTGTGTACGTCACGTACAGCTCCGTCGGTCTTCGCGAAGACCTTGAAAATGTCATTTACGACATCTCCCCCACCGATACCCCGTTCATGTCCATGGGCGGTCGTATGGACGCTATTGCCGTTAACCACGAGTGGCAGACCGATGCGCTCGCGGCGGCTAGCGGCAGCAACTTCAACGAGGAAGGTGCCACGCTCACGGCTGCGAAGCCTACGGCCACCACCCGCCTCGGCAATATCTGCCAGATCGCTCTGAAGACGACGCTCGTCTCCGGCACGCTTGACGCGGTGTCGAAGGCTGGTCGTAAGGAAGAGCTTGCCTACCAGATGTCCAAGCGTGCTAAGGAACTGAAGCGCGACATGGAGACTTCGCTGGTTGGTGTGAACCAGTCCAAGACGGCGATGTCGGCGGACAGCACGGTTCGTAAGCTCGGCTCGCTCACGTCGTGGGTTGCCTCGAACATCAGCGAAGGCGGGAGTGCCAGCACGCCCGGTAACGGCACGGCTCGTACCGACGGTACGGCGCGTTCGTTCACCGAGACGCTGCTCAAGGCCTCGATCCTTTCTGCGTACAACAACGGCGCTGACATCAAGTACCTGATGATGGCTCCGGCGCAGAAGCAGACGTTCTCCAGCTTCGTCGGTGTCGGTGCGTCGGGCGGTTCGTCGAATCGCATCGAGGCGGCGGATCAGCGCATTATCGGCGGCATGGACATCTACGTCTCCGACTTTGGCGAGATGGCCGTTGTCCCGAACCGCTTCCAGCGCTCGCGCGATGTGTGGCTGCTCGATCCCGAGTACTACGGCATTGCGTACCTTCGCCCGTTCTTCCAGAAGGAAGTCGCTTCGACTTCTGACGGCGAGCAGCGTGCGATCATCACCGAGTACACTCTCGTTGTCAACAACGAGAAGGCGCTTGGTGCGGTCTACGACCTCTCGTAAGCTAAAGCGGGGGAGGGGCTACGTGCCTCTCCCCCTACTTAGAGGCAGACATGACAGAACCTATTAAAACCCGCTTCATCTATGATCACGACGGCGACAACGCTGTCTTTCACCGCACACAGGACGTGCAGCCTCTGCTGGAGATGAACAAGCGGGAACTGAACAACGATTCGCCCTACGGCGGTGTCAATGCCGCAGGAATGCGCAAAGTTGCCAGCATTCCTCTCATTATCATTGAGAAGTGGAAGCGCGAGCTTGGAGTGGATGTGATGAACAAGGACCACATGCCAAAGGTGAAGCAGCTTCTCAACGATCCTGAGTACAAATGGCTTCGCACGCATGAGAGTGTTCTCTAATGGCTCTGGCGACATATTCCGATCTGAAGACCAGCGTTGCTAACTATCTCAACCGCAGCGACCTGACCGACGTTATTCCGGACTTTATCACGTTGAGCGAGAACCGCCTCAATCGCGATCTGCGCGTACGTGCTAATCTGGTCCGGGCCAGCACCACCACTACGTCTGGCACCGCGTTCTACGATCTTCCCTCGGATATGATCGAACTGCGAAACATCACCTACGACGATTCTAGCTCTAACAGCTACTCGCTCAGCTACCTCTCCCCCGAGTCGTTGACGCGAGAGTACGGGGGGAGTGTTAACGGCTTCCCCCGTGCCTATACGAACCTTGGCAAGAACATTCGCGTTGCCCCGGTTCCGGACGGTGCCTATACCGTGGGCATCAACTACTACAAAAAGCTCAACCCGCTCTCTGACAGCAATGTGAGCAACAACATTCTGCTAGAGTTTCCCGATCTGTATCTGTTCTCCTCCTGCATGGAGGGAGCGCTGTATCTGAACGACACCGACCAGTACGCGCGTTTCTCCACGATCTATAAGAACGCTCTGAGCGAAGTCATCGCCGCCGAGGATCGCGCTAGGTACAGCGGCACGGTGATGACCATGACTGTTCAGGGCGATCCCGGCGCAATGGTGCGCAGAGGTGCCGTATGACCACAAATTGGGTCATTGACCTGTTCGATCTGATTCAGGAAGCTGGCGGCAATCTGCTCACTGAAGACGACGACCTAATTTGTCTACAGGAATTTAATTCGACCGTTTGGACTCAGGATACGACGACCGGAAATGGCTAAACAGCTTTTTGACATCAATCCTGCTCAGACGCCTTTCTCGTTCAATCGAGACTTGTCTCCCTATGACATGCCTCCGACGTTTTTCACCGATGTGCAAAATATCCGCTTTCTGGACAAGCAGGCGGGTAAAATTCTAGGGCATTCTCAGGTTCTGGGAACGCCCTCTGCTGCCCCCTATTGGGCCATTAGCTGGCTTAAAGGCAGCACGTCGCTCTGGGTTTACGGAACGCTCACCGACCTATACCAGATCGACGGCACTACGCACACCAGCGTGACGCGTGCGAGCGGAAGCTACACTACTCTGTCCGGTACTACGAATAACTGGCAAGGAGGTGTGCTTGGCGGCGTGCTGGTGGCTAACAACGGTATCGACGTTCCTCAGAGCTTTACACAGGGCGGTTCGCAGTTTAGCGACCTGTCCGATTGGCCTGCCACGCTCCGTTGCAAGGTCATTGTCCCGTTCAGAAACCATCTGGTAGCGCTTAATCTCACCGACAGCGGCACTGCAAAGCCGTTCTCCGTGCGCTGGAGCGATGCTATTCCCGAAGGCGCTTCGACCAACGGTGCCAATACGTGGAACACCGCCAGCACCGCCAGCGAAGCGGGTGAGACGACCTTGGGCGGTACCAAGGGCCATATTCTCAACGCTGTGCAGCTGGGCAACGAACTGATCATCTACAAAGAGGACAGCGTGTACGGTCTGACGTACACCGGCGGTACGTTCACGTTCCAAGTGCGCGAGAAGTTTAAGGACACGGGTCTGTTTGCTCGCGATGCCGTGGTCGATCTGGGCGACGGCAACCACGTGCTTATGTCTACCAACGACGTGGTGGTGCATAACGGAAACAATCTGAGAAGTGTCATCGACGACCAGACCAAGACGTTTCTGTTCACCGACATCGACTCGACCTATTACTACAAGACGTTTCTGGCGCACAACAAGATCAAGAACGAGGTGTGGATTTGCTACCCGTCCACCAACGCTGTAAACGGTTTTGCCGACACCGCCCTGATCTGGAACTATCGCGACAACACGTGGGCTGTGCGCGACCTGCCCAACATCAATTTTGCCGCCAAGGGCCTTGTCGATCCGGAACTTGCAAATACTTGGACGGCTACTACCGGCTCTTGGCAGGAGAATACGTTCACGTGGGCGCAGCAGGTCTACAACCCTGCAATCGACTCGCTGCTGATGTGTGGTACGAACGATACCAAATTCTATCTAGCGGACTCGGGTACGACTTTTGACGGGACTTCGTTTGTCTCGATCATGGAGCGCGTGGGCCTGCACGCCGGTCAGACCGGTTCGATCAAGTCAGTGACTCGCATCTATCCCCGCATCACCGGCACGGGCACAGTGCGCATCAGCGTTGGTAGCGAGCTACAGCCCTATGCCGGAGTATCCTACGCCGATCCGGTTGAGTTTGTCATAGGCCAGGATAGCAAGGTCGATTGCCGCGTCAAGGGCCGCTATATCGCTATCAAGTTTGAAAGCGATGTCGATACTCTGTTCCGTTTGTCCGGGTATGCGATAGAGTCAGAAGTGGTCTCTGACAGATGAGAGAGTTTCTCCGCTTCGAACCTACGCTTACACCAACCGATCCCAACAGCATTCCTACTTTTCTCGACAACACGCTGCTGGAGATCAAGGCTGTTCTAGAACTGTTGCGCGACGGGCACTTGGACGTGTCTTACGCCGCACCTACAAAACCTAGCCAAGGCGACATACGGTATGCAGATGGAACAAGCTGGGACCCCGGTAGTGGAGAGGGAATTTATTTTTACGACTCCGGAGGATCGTGGGTTAAGCTATAAGCTGCTTGATCCTACTCATAGCAAGTTTGCCAACAAAGTCGCAGAGTGCTTCAAGTACTTTGAAAAGTCGGTGAAGCGTAGCAAGTGCGAAGACCTTTGCACCGCCGAAGACATCGTGCAGCGCGTTTCGCTTAACGTCAGCCACCTCTGGGTCTCCTGCGAAGATGACAAAATTGTAGGGTGCTTTGTCATAGGCTTCGGACACTTCCCGCAGAGCAAGGGCATAGGCGCAGAGGCCATTAGCGGCAAGTTTGACTTCTCAGTGATCACTCCTGTGG